TCATATCCAATTGAACAACAAATCCGTCATAATTAGATGCCGAAACTAAATTGACTTGTGCAGATGATGAAATAAGTCCTGCTCCATCTATAATTTCAAATACCGATGCACTAAAGTCTTGTCCAACTTGTGCTGATACTTGTAATGCAGAACCACTTTCTATTTGTTTTAATCTTATTAAGTTTGCCATATCCTATAAATATCTTTTATTCTTATAATCCGTAAGTCGGTTTTATTGTTTATTCACCTACCCATCTTGCTTGAAACCAAGACCTTCCTTCGTATTGCGATCTTGAATTAGATGCCCCACCAACATTTACAATGTTTATGAAATCAGTTGAACCATTTAGATACACAATTTTTGTTACCTGTTGAGCCACTGCACCAAAAGCACCAGCAGTAACAACAATTCCATTATTTTTCTTAATTGCCATAGCCGCTTCACTATTTCTATATACATCATAGGCTGCAGTAATTTCCCAATAACCAGCCTTCTGCGGAGTAAATGTATAAGTTGAAGTATTAAACCAACTACTTGATACATTAACCGTATTATTCACAACACTATATCTACAAGGGTCTTCAGTAAATGAATCCGGTAAGGTATAAGTAACATTTGCGTGTGCTTCAAGTAAATAAAGAGTTGGTGTTGCGGAAATACTACTACTTAATGCGTATCTTGTATCAAATGAGGATGTTAATTGAGATGAAGAACTTATTGCACCACTCAAAGAAGTTAAATAAGATGATGTTGCTGAGTTTAAGTTTGAGATGGATGTTACCAAACTTGCAGTTGAAATACTTGCAGTATAAGAATTGAAAGATTGTGTTAAACTATTGAATGAATTTATAGTAGTGTATGAACCTGTTACAAATCCTAAATCTGATATTTGTGTTGATGAACTTATTGCTCCATTTAATGATGTCAAAAACGAACCCGTTTCACTTTCCGTAATCCAACTACCACTTACACTTTCAATTGTGTTTAATCTATCCACTAATGATGATGTAGATTGTGATGCCGTAAATGTATTTAAATTTGAAATAGATGTTACTAAACTTGCAGTTGAAACTGATGCAGTAAAAGTATTCAAATTACTAATAGAAGTTACAATTGATGCCGTAGTTACACTTGCAGTAAAAATATTTAAATTTGAAATAGATGTTACTAAACTTCCAGTTGAAATACTTGCAGTATAAGAATTGAAAGATGATGTTGATAATTTTGTATCTAATGAACTACTTAATGCATTAGTTACTAAGTCGGTTGCAAATGTAGTATCTAATGAAGATGTTAGATTATTTATAGAAATTTTATATGTTGTACTACCTGATATACCAACTACAAAAGTCGTATCTAATGATGCCGGACTTAATGCAGGTAATTCGGATATTTTTTTAGTTTGTCTTAGTGCCATTTTTTATAATATTATTTCTTCGTCATTTTCAGTTGATAAAACTATGTCCAATTCTGTTCCTATTGGTATATCTTTTAACTTACCCATAACATAAATATCATTTATAGTTACATTATCGTAATCTATATATTCTTCATTTAAAGTTATTACTACATTATTTCCAACTTCTTCAATTTTATAATTTCCTGGAATATGTAAACCAAATACTAAAACTTCAAAATTATTGGGTGATGCTCCTTCGGTTCCATAATCTAATGTAACATTGTATATTGTTAATGTATTTGTATTGTTATCAAATTCATCAATTACTCTTTGATTGTATCTTGCACTATTTTCTAATATCTCTTGATAAAAATCCGATATTTTTGTTTTGTTATTTACTAATTTTATTGGATTTGGATTGGAACGGGTTTTGGATTGAAATTTAGTATTAGTTGGAATTTCAATATTTAACAAACTTCCAGTCAAATCATTATTAGTAAGATTATTAATATTAACCTTTGGAACAACTTTATTAAGTTTTCTACTATTTGAATTAAATTGTTTAAGCATATTGTTCTATGTCTCCTTTTACTTCAATATAATCATCATCATCCAAATTAAATTCAAAATTAGATTTTATAAATTTAATCAATAAACCACTTCCACCTTCTTCAACTATATAATCTCTTGCATTTATACTTTGTGTATTAATATAAACTTGTAATCTATCTTGTGTAGTTCTATATTCAATTTCTCTTAATATACCTACAAATCTCCAACCCTTTGCTTCATAAATCCAATAAGTAGAATTTGTTAAATCTTTTGGAGTTAAAACTGCTTTGCCAGGATTTCTACTGATTTTTTGTGTGATATCTAATAAACTTCTTTTCATTATACAATATCAATAAATTTACCTATAATAGTAACTTCATCGGTATTGGTCACACTAAATCCTAAAGAACCTGTTAGGAATTGTAATGATAATGATGTATTATTTACAGACCCGGTAATGTGTGTATTCCAATAATATCTAACACCATTTATATATGTTTTAACATCATATTGATTTCCACTATAAGTTATTCCTGATGTGACTACCGATGCTAATTGTGGAGGTGCTTGTATTAATTTTATATCATTGAAGGATGCGGAGTTTGGTGTTGTTATTGAACCCGTCATACTATTATTTAAAGATAAAAAGTCAATTAAATCTTTGTTGTCATAATATGGTGATGGGGTTGTTAACATACCTTCTAATCTGCCATTTGCAGTTACATCCGTTTCGGTTGCAACTACTACTCTTTTAATTGACATAGATTTTTTAATAGTGTTTTCTCCGTCAAATTTTTCTGGTAGTAAATACGCTTTAACATTTAAACTAAATTCAACTCTATTAATTCTTTCAGTACCTTCACCGACTTCATTGACTACATTATAATCCGAAACAGATGTTCTAAATTTAAAACGGTCTTTATCTCCCCAATACGATGAAGCAAAATTTAATGCTTCAATTACTAAATTTAATTGTTCGGTGAAAGATGTCCAACACATACACTCATAGTTTACTTCAACGTAGTCAGGCATTGTAATTCTATAAATTTCTTGTTTTGGTTTTACAGTACTACCCAATGCAGAAAATCTATCATATCTATTATCTTTTGAATACTTTGTAATAGCTGGGTATGACACATGTCTATTTAACATAGGCATACTTTCATCCTTTGTAATAGATGTTCTTCTAATCATAAACAATGGTAATTGAATTTTACCTTTATTATCTCTATAAACACCTTGTCTTCTTGCACCCACCCATCTTTCCGAATTACCATATATAACTGGTATTTTTAATGATTGGTCATTTTCTTCTAATTGTGGTAAAACAGTATCTTCCAAATATGTCATCATCGCATAGTCAATATCAAACAGAGTTATACTTTGTTTTAAGTCTCCTTTTGTGGATTTGATTTGTTTTGCTCTGTTTAAATCAGGTTTAAGTGGATTTGTAGACATATTATTTTATTCTTTCTTCAATGTTTAATATAGATTTAGATACCATAAATGTTTCACAAACAATACTAAAATTATTATCAGGACTTCCACCTATAAATTGAATTTCATTTGTATTGTCAATTTCATAATAAGATGTGTCAAAAAATATTATATCACCTACTTCTGGATATAGATTTTTTTCCTCACACATTGCTCTATCTAATTTAAATGTTATATTTTGTTGCATTTCAGGACCAAATCCTTCATATACAACATCTTCAGGACTTTTTGAATATAATGCATATAACTGAACTCCTGGGTTCCAAGTTTTATTTAAAGATTCACCATAGATATTTACTTTTGTTTCAGTCATATTAATTTTATATAAAACAATTGTATTTTGTATAACATCGTCTACCAGTTCTCTGGCAAAACTTTTGAATAAATCAATATCTCTAGCTTGTAAAAATTTTGGCATATTATCCTACATATAATTTTAAAGGAACTTTTCGTAACATTTCTTGATGATGATTTGATTCATGTGTTTTATTTTCCATCACATTCTTTCTACTCATCTCCTCTAAGTTTTCTCTCAATTGTTTTACCAATTCATCCTTTTCAACTTGTGCTTCCGCTCTTAATGCCGCACCATCCAAACTTACCTCACTATCTGGAATTGGAATTGTTGAATATTTTTCTCTGATTGCACCTAATAATTCTTTTGAAAGTGCCAATGTATATTTTCTAATCCATTGTTTACCTACATCATTTATATTTGAATACTGAATGAAATTATATGGAATGTCAGAATAATCAGAAAGAGAATCTGATTGAATAGTTTGAGAATCATGTTCAAATTCATCTCTACTTATGTATTCAAAATAAATTCTTGTTAATGTATCAGTTGGTATTGGAAATATTTCTAATTTATTATCTACTATATTAAAAGTATGTGCAGATTTACGAATGTGGTCGTTAAATTCAATTTGTTGCATTCTTAATACATCTTCATATAAAGGCATCATTAAGAATTGTGCTGCAGGAGAAAAGTTTCCAAATCCTAATTCTGACATTAAATTTAGTGTACCTTGTGCACCTACTGAATATGGGTCAAAGAAACGAGCAATTGCAGGGGTTGCTTCATAAAACACTCTTGTTACATCTACCGTAGAACTACCCGTAAACATTGTAGAAAATGATGCCGATGATTCCGCATCTATCGATGAACTCATTATATCATATCTTTGTTTTCCAGGTGTTAATTCAATATATGCTTTTTTAATTGGAGTTGCACCACCGACACCTGCTAATGTTCCATATTGTTGAGACATTCGGACTGTGGTTGGTAAAAATGAACCATCTACAAGAGTTTGTGAATAGTTTGCTCTACCACCAGATGATTCTTTCTTTTGGCCTCTTAAAATATCTAAATTATTTCTAAGGTTAAATTGATTTACTTGTGCAGAATATTCCGAAGTAGATTCTTCAAAACAAGTAAATATTTGTTCATTATCTAATTCAATATTAACAATTGGATATCCTAATCGTTTTGCTACCCATGTAGCGGTCTTAGGTGCATCGTTTCTAAATCCACTATCGGAATCATATATACCAAATGGAGTAGATGAGCCGGATATAAATGAGCCAGATGTTGCACCTGACCAATAAGTGTTTACAGACATATATAAAAAGTTATAGTTTTACTACTATAAATATGAATTATATAAATAAAAAAAGGGAAAGTATTTCTACTGTCCCCTTTTTAATATTTTTAATAAAATTGAAAACTATGTTAATCTAACTTTAACTGTACCGGTAGTATGATACAATCCACCAATTGCAACACCAGCTGATGCTGCAGCCCCATCATTTGCAAAACTACCAGTAATATATCCAAATGAAGTATTTGCCATTTTGGTTGCAATACTACCACTCAATGAGGTAATACTACTGCTAACACTACCACTCAATGATACTCTAGCAGCGTTTGATGCAGAAATATCTGTATCAGTTGCTAATCCATTACCATCTAATGTTGTTTGAAGTTGAGAAGCGTTAAC